CCGGGGTTGACACCAATATGCTCAATTACTGCAAGGTTGCCTATCCCGACAGCGATCCGATCTACGTCAAGTGGGGGGGCGTGATCGCGGTGGGAGATCCTCAGCATCCGATCACAACGCTTTGCCGTCACCGTGACCGTATGCTTGCGTTTCATTCCTTGGGCGCGACGGCGGTCATTCCCTGCGAGGATAACGACGAGATTGAAAGCTATGCGCTGCTGCGCGGCGTGGGGTGTACCGCGGCGATCGACCTGCGCTTGGACGGAGACGCGGTGATCCTCAATGAGAGCGGCGTCTTTCGTTTGAAGAGTGCGGCGGGAGAGCCGGATGAGATCCTGTTGGAGCGGCTTTCCGATGGAATGGACTCGATGCTGACGGAGTCCTTTTTGAAAAACGCGGTGGCGATTTCGGATCGGCGCCACGGAGAGCTTTGGCTTCGGGACGCCAAGGATGAGGAGGGGCTGGTCTGGATCTATCAGACCGAGCAGAAGCAATGGTATTGCTTCGACAACGTCCAAGCCGACTTCTTCTTGTCGCTGGACGGGAAGATCTGCTTTGTTTCGGAGCGGCGGATCTGTTGCTTTGACGATACGTTGGATGCCGACGACGGAATTGTCATTACCTCGCGCTGGCAGAGCGGCGTGTTGGGTTTTTCTTCTCCGGAGGCGCTCAAGCGCGCCTTGCGGATGACGCTCTGCGCAGAGCAAGGAAGAAACGTGACGTCAATCACGCTCCGAAGCGAGCGGAGAGAGAAGAAGGTTTGGATTCAGAATCTGCCCGGTGGGACGACGCATCTGATCGATCTTCGCGTTCCTTTCGGAAGATTTCGTCTTTTGCGTGTCTTGCTTGAAGACAGCGGACGGAACCGTTCCCGCTATGACAGACTGGCGTTTTTCGCCAATTCCTAATTCCTCGGCGCATCTTTCTTGGAATGCTTCTTTGCGGGATGCGACGATATCAAATAGATTTTGAACGGCTTGAGGTGTCGGTGGGAAGAGGCGCTTCGGGCAAAAGAAAGGAGTTCTATGAACGAACAAATCACAAAGGCATGGCGGCAGTACGAGGCGGGAAAGGAGTATAAGCGTCGGATCGGGCTGTATGAAACCGTGCGTCGGAACGAGCGCTTTTATCGCGGCGATCAATGGCATGGAACCGAAAGCAAGCTGCCGCGCCCGGTCTTCAATCTGGTCAGACGCATTACGGATTATCTCGTTTGCAGCGTGTTGCCGGGAGATCTGACCATCCGATATTGTGACGACAAGCTACCCTATCTGGAAAACGCGGCGATCCGCGCACAGGTCATTGAGGGCTTGGAGATCTTGGAGCGCAACGCGGCATACCGTTGGAAACGCGGAAACATGCGCGCGCTGTCCTATCGCGCGTTGCTCAATGCGGCAATTTCCGGTGACGCTGTCTTTTATTGCTGGTGGGATGCCGCCGTGAATGAGGGACAGCCCTTCCTGGGAGAGGTGCGTACCGATTTGGTTGACAGTACCAATCTTTTCGTCGCCGACGTCAACACGCGGGATCTGCAAGGGCAGGATTATATTATCCTCTCGGGCAGAGCCACGGTGGAGTCGTTGCGCCGTGAGGCGATTGAAAACGGAATGAGCGAGCAGGACGCGCAGGGGATTGTCGGGGACGAGGCCGACGGAACCGGTGCGGGGGATCTTTCCTCCTACGAGCAGGAGGGCACGCAAAAGGCGACCTATCTCATTCGATTCTTCCGTGAGAACGGTGAGGTCGTATTTGAAAAAACCACGCGCAATCGCATTTTGCGTCGGGTAAATACCGGGTTGCGGTATTACCCCGTGACCTACTTCCATTGGTATCCCATGAAGGGAAGCTATCACGGAAACTCGCCCGTCAGCGATATGATCGCCAATCAAAAATATATCAATACTGCCTACGCGATGGTCATGAAGCACATGTACGACACGGCGTTTTCTAAGGTCGTGTATGACAAATCGCGCATTCCCGAATGGTCCAACGAGGTGGGCGAGGCGATTGCTGCGGTTGGTGGCGGAAACGTTGCCGACGCGGTATCGGTGGTTGGCGTCGGAAGGATGCAGGAGGGATACATCGGACTTTTGAACAACGTGATTGAGACCACGAAGAGCATGATGGGTGCCACCGAATCGGCTCTGGGAGACGAGGAAGCCAACAACACAAGCGCCATTCTTGCCCTGCAGCAAGCATCTCAGCTTGCCCTCAGACAGGTCAGGAGCGAATTTTGCCGTTGCATTGGCGAGCTCGCCTCGATCTGGGCGGACATGCTTTGCGCCTACTCGCCCAACGGGCGCAAGCTTCCCGTCGCGGACGGAGAGCATATCACGGCGGTCTCTCCCGATTATCGCTTGCTCAGGGATGAGCTTTTGCGAGCGACCGCAGAGGTCAACCCGACCGATGCCTATACGCCGTCGGCAACGGTTACGCTGCTGGACAAGCTTTTGGCAAGCGGGCATCTGAGTGCATCCCAATACGTCGAGCTGCTCCCTGAGGGAATGGTGGCAGATCGCTCGGCGTTGCTGGAAAAAATTCAACAAAAGGAGAATCAAAAATGAATGAAAATTCGATATTGGCAAATGACCCGCATCCGACAGATTCAGTCGGGGGCGATTCGATGCCGCACGATACGGCGGAAGAGCTGCGAGAGACGTCGGAGATGGACGGCGATCGCTCGGACGCTGCTCTCGGCGCTGAAGAAGCTGTGGGGCTTCCTGCGTCTTCCTGCGAGGATCCTGATCCTGATCTCGCTTCCTCTTCTGAGGAGGCTGCAGAAGGTGGATTGGAGCAGCTGCGAGCCGAGCTGAGAGAATTGAAGCAAGCGCTTGGAGCACGCGACGCTTTTTTGACTCGGCTTGGCGAGGAGTGCGAGGAGTTTGCCTCCTTGTTCCCCGAGACCCCGCTCTCGTCTCTTCCGGACGACGTTTGGAAGGACGTAAATCGCGGGATCCCTCTCGCGGCGGCTTACGCGCTGACCGAGCGTCGTCGCGTCCTCAGAGAGGCACTGGCAAAAGAAAGCAATCACGCAAACAAGCAGCGCTCCGTGGGCGCCGTCACCGGAGAGGAGGAGGGCTTCTTTTCGCCCTCCGAGGTACGCGAAATGTCACAGGACGAGGTGCGCACCAATTATGCGACGATCCTCAAATCCATGAAAAGATGGAATTTTAGTTGATTGATCGACGCAGCGTTTTTGACGATAAAAATCACCATCAAATCTAACAACAAAGAAAGGAATCTTTAATTTATGATTAACAATTTTATTCCTACCATCTGGAGTGAGACCCTCCTTCGCTCGATCGATAAAAAGTACATCGGCGTTGCGCACTGTACCCGTGAGTACGAGGGTGACATCAAGGAGCAGGGCAATGCCGTGAAGATCTGCGGCTACTACCCGGTCGACATTATGACCTACAACAGAGAAAATAAGCTGACCAATCCTCACGAGCTGACGCAGCTCGTTCACGAGCTGAAGATCGATCAGGCGAAGTATTTCAATTTCTTGATCGAGGACGTTGACCGCGCGCAGATCAAGCCCAAGCTGATGGAGCACGCAATGAAGGGTGCTGCGGAGGCGCTTGCGAACGTGGCTGACAAGTACGTGTTTTCTTTGTACAAGGAAGCGGGAACGACGTTTGTCAGCGATCAGGCTACCCCCGATACCATTCTTGACATCTTCTTCAAAACGCACACGCAGCTTTTGAAGAGCGGCATCACCGATCCGAGCGAAATCGTCTACGAGATCACTCCCGATATCAGCGAGATCCTGCTCAGATCGAAGATTCAGTTCTCGACTGACAACAACGATAGCCTGAAGAACGGATGCATCGGCAAGATCCTCGGTAGCGAGGTCTTTGTTTCCAACAACGTGAATTTTGAGCTTGGCCCCTCTCAGTGCGTACACCACTGCATCGCGCGTTCCAAACGCGCCATTGCCTTTGCCGAGCAGCTTTCCGAGATTGACGCATACCGTCCCGAGCAGCGTTTTGCCGACGCCGTCAAGGGATTGCATCTGTACGGTGCAAAGGCGATCTATCCTCAAGAGCTGGTCTACATGAAGTTTACCTTCCCCGGCATTCCGGAGGATTGATGCGGCAATGACGCTACGGGAAATTACCAACGCGGCGATCTCTTTGCTCTGTGAGGAGCCGGAGATTGTGGATACCGAGGACTATCGGGATCGCGCCGCTTATATCTTGCCGACCTTTTGCGGACATTGCTCGGCGTTGGACGACAGATACCGTCAGGCAAACGCCATGAGCAAGAAGGCGACGTTTTCCTCCGCCTATCTGGATTTGGAGGAGACGTTCCCGCTTTCCGACGTCTTCATCGCGCCCGCGACCTATTATCTCGCGGCGATGCTGAGCGTGGATGAAAACGAGGAGCTGAGCGATCGCTTCTTCGAGCTTTACACCGACGCGGTGGCGTCGGTGGAGGCGGGACTCCCCACTACGGTGGAATCCATTTCCGATCGCTACGCGCTTCTGTAAGAGGGAGCGCGGCTTGGGAAAAGGAGGCGTTGTCCTCTGACGCCGCTTCCTTTTCCGTCCCCCTTTGCCTTCCCGAGAATCGAGTTGCGTGAAGATGCCAAGGGATGGGGCTGTTTCATTCGATGCGACCGTTGCATTCGAACGAGACAGCCCCTGTTTGATTATTTTTCAAAAAGCTCTCGCAGATGCTTGGCGCTCTCGGGAGCGGGCGGGCAGAGTGGGAGGCGGTATTCCGGTGCGCAAAGCCCTTGGAGCGCGGCGACGTATTTGACGGGGATGGGGTTGACCTCTCGGAAGAGGGCTTGGATTTTTGGCAGAATCACGCGCAGCCGCTGTCCTGCGGTACGATACTCGCGCGCGGCGCAGAGACGGTAAATTTCAAGCATCTCGCGTGGCATGAGGTTGGAAGTGACCGAAATGACGCCCTCAGCTCCAAGCTTCATGGAGGTGACGAGCTGATGGTCGTTTCCGGTATAAACGTCGAGGCGGTCGCCGCACTCATCGCAGAGTGCTTCCAGAAGGGAAAGATCGCCCGACGCCTCCTTGACTGCCACGATGTTTTCGTGATCGGCAAGCTCGCGATAGAGTGGCATGGACAGGTGATAGCCTGTGCGCGAGGGGATGTTATAGAGAATGAGTGGGCGATCGGCGGCGTCTGCGATCGCATGATAATGTCTCAGAAGCCCCAGGTCGGACGCCTTGTTATAGTAGGGCGTGACGGCAAGCAATGCGTCGGCGCCGTTTTCGGTGGCGCATCTGGCGAGCTCGACGGCATGGGAGG